TTATTGCACCAATATTTTCACAACGTCTGTTCCGGATTTCACTAAATATACTCCTGCCGGCAGTGAGACATTGACAATGCCTGATCCTGAATGCACCAAAGTGCCGGATATTGAATAAATGCGAATAACCGATGCCGCTGTGGCATAAAGACATCCATGATTGCACTCAACGTGTAGTTCTGTCGGCGCTTTGCCAACCGACACACCAGATGTCTGCCCAGGCTCCATCTCAACAAATTCCAAGTTACTGAATACTTTCCATTTGCTCCGATAGTCATCCGACGTGCCATATGGGACAAATACCTTTGCCGTATAGTCTTTAGAAGAGAAGGCATAATCACTAATTTGGGGAGGAGTTACCGCATCGATATGTATTTCAGCATTGTTCGCAATGTCGCGGAATGCGTCATCCCAAATCTGAATCACACCATTGCCCAAATTAATGCTTTTTAAATTTACACAATGATCAAACGTTTCTCTATATATATTTTTGACAGCGTCAGGGATTGCAACCTGCTCAAACTTGGCATACTTAAATGCACCTGCACCAATCTCCGTTACGTTGCCGGGGATTGTCAAGGATTTACACCCCAATCCATATCCATTCTTGAGACTGCCGGAAAACGCTGAAGGCCAGATTGTTTTAACAGATTCAGGTATAGTTAGACTTTTTATGTAGTTGGGACAATCGCTGACATCTCCAAAAATGCTGGGATATAGATTCGTATCGCTAAAGTCGATGTTTTTGTCATTGTATTTCTCGTCATACAATTGACCAATTGCAGTGACTTTAAATTCATATCCATAAGTGTCCTTTACTACCGATGGGATTACAATCTCAGTATCGTTATTGTCTATGTTCAATTGCATCAAACGCGCTTCGTCAGTATTAATTTGCTTAAAGTAAAGCGTATATCCAGTGTATTTTTCCTTGAAGTTGTAGTTTTCAACAACTCCTGCCAATAAAGTAGGGCTCGACATGGTCAAAGCCAGTACCATTAATGATAATCGATTCATTATTCCTATATTGTCATTATTGTTTAAGAAATTATTGCAAATTTAGCATAAAAAACTCGGCATTCTTCAATTGCGGCAATATTTTTTATCCACAATCGCAATATTGACCTAAACGATTTTTAGGTACGATGAATATGAAGTTGTTATAGATAACAACCCTTTCAAAGCTTTTGTCCCTATTTATTCCTCTTCTGCCAGCTCTGGCGGAGGTGTAAGTGGCTCGTTCAACACTTGTTGAGTTCAATATTCGTGAATATGTTCAATTTAAGTGATACGACAAGATTGGCAAGCCCCCATTTGTACTTTACAACGTGCTTTAGCCAGCAGGGTAGTAGCATCGTTGGCAAAGCAGTCCATATCTGCGTCTCAACAGCATTGCGCGATGTTCCAATGTTTCAACAACTGCTTGATGTTTCTGAAGAATATCTCAATCATCCATCTTGCCTTGTAGAGTTGCGCGATTGTGGGAGCAGACAACTTGAAGTTGTTGGTGAGCAGCTGTACCACATAGCCATGTTCGTCATTCCAGATAGCTATACGTCTGAGCGGTTTGGTGTATTTTCTCTTTGTCTGTTCACCTGTCAGCTCAATAATCTCGTCGATGAGTACATTTTGCGCCCTCGTTTCGGGCAATAAACGTTCTTATATTTGTGAGTGCAGGTTGTCCCTGTGTCTGACAACAAAAAACACATTCCTGTTGTCTCAATTGTCAAGAAGGGAGAAATCGCAATAGCCTCGATCTGCAATGACTACAGAATGAGGTGAAACGGGGATATCCAAAGCGCCCCTATTGCCACCGCATTTGCCATCGGTAATGTTTACGAATACAGGAAGAAGACTGTCCCTTTCTTTGTTGTGTAATGTGCCATTTGTAGAGCGACATATCAGCGTGATGGTAGACGAACCCAGCCATTTGGTTGGCATCTTGAAACGGAATTTGGTGCGTTGCCATATCGCCTGCTGTCCAAAATGAGTAAGCAGTGTATAGTCGTCGGAACACGGAACTGTTCCTTTTTGCATCCTGATAAGCTACTGTTGCCATTGGCTGAATTCAGCCCATTTGAGATATCACGCACAGAGTCGCATCCAGAGAACTGGCAGAACATTTTAGTGGGAGCGCGACAGATTTAGAGGTGGTCCAGTATGCGCAAAGAAAATGAAAGATTTTGAGATCCCAAAATTTAGGATGAAGAATATCAGAAAAACTAAACAACCATTCAGTTAATGCAAATTAGGTTGTCGGATTCTGAGTAATTATTAAAGGACCTGCAGAATTTTAAAATCTGAAGGCCTCTAACATTTAACAGAGAAAGGTTAAGTGATTGGAGATTAAAAGTTTTTGAAATGTGGTAGGGGAGAATCGGAGAAGCCAAAACTGGGAGGGAATAGGATAGGGGATAATTTGAGGCGATTTGATGTGTTGTTACATCTTGATGATTTCATTTCTTAAATTAAAATTTGAAAAAGCATAGCAACGATACTCAAAAGCCAATTGGGAGCAGATGGATAATGTGCATGATTTGGGAAGATGAAATGGATATACAATGACGTGGAAACAAATTTTAGCTATTATCATAATATGTTATAAATCAGAATATGTATAGAGTAAAACCAAAAGTAAAGATTTAGCATACAGAAAGATTGCCATCAGATAATTGTTGCCAAGAATAGTAATGCGTAATAATTTGGTTTGCAATAAATAGATGATATAAACATGAAGTGTTTGTTTATGTCGCGCTGATTATGCTGTTGCGTCGATTTGTATATTGGAACAGTTAGATTTGCGATTTCAAATTTAAGAAACTAAATCCCGAATTTGGATTTTAAAACAGGTTTTTCTACCTTTGTATTTAGAAAATTGAACAATAATGAACGAATCAGACAACATAATAGACCGGATAAATTCATTTATAGAAGAAAGCAATTTGACTCGATCCCAATTCGCGGATGCCTGTGGCATACCACGTCCTACAATTTCACAAATGTTGAGTGGAAAAAACAAAAAAATTGGTGACGATGTGATTTCTGTTATTCATAAAACATATCCGGAAATTCCAATGATGTGGCTATTGTTTGGCGAAGGCGAAAAACCTAAGTTTTGCGCGTCTGATCAAGCGTGTGAGAATCTATTATTCCCGCATGACAGTCCAAATCCTGTGGAAAATGAGATTCTCAAGGGTGTAGAGTCAAGGTCAATTGCTCAGAATATGCCTATTGTCAACCAGTTGCCGCAAGAAAAGAAGATTTCAAAGATTGTCGTGTTTTTTACAGATAACAGTTTTGAAGAGTATTATCTGAAAAAATAGCTTAAAACGTCTCTGTTTTTATCCTTCACGCATGGCTGTGTTTTGAAGGCGGAATCTCTTAGATTGGTATTTGCTTTCAATGCTTATTTGGCATAAGCCGAGAGGCAGCTTATGCCGCTGAAAAACCGCTGGTGTTTAGAAGTCACAATGGCTACATGCTGGCATGTTGAATATGTCTCATTTGTTCTAAAAAATGTATATTTTTCCAGCTTTTCGTTTTTCCCATAATTTGTATTCTGATAAATACTACTACTTAATATATTTCCGAATCAAACGGAAAAAACCATAAAGCAAACCGATAATGAAAACCGGTAAAAGTAAAATCAAAATTATATCAAATATAGTAGTTCCAAACATAGCACATTTTTTACGACTGCAATATTACACACAAAAAAGCAGATATGCAATATTTTTTTATATGTTTAAAAACATAGTTTACAGACATAATTCATAAACATACTAAAAGCTTAAAGTGAATCGCTTAGTAGTTTATTAATATAGACAAAGTGACTTCTGTCACTTTGCCTATATATGACGAGAGAAGTGGAACGGGCGGCTACGCCCGTTTCATCGCTACACGCTATCTATAATACATCCAATCAACATAATTTTGCCAAGAACGTCTATCTTTATAATCGGTATCATTAGTAGGAGTGGTATATCTATAGATAGGCACGGCAGAACCAGGCATACCATATCTATAAGCGCCAATTTTACTATCAACAAAAGGATATTTTCTATCAAACCAATTCATATAATCATTATTATATTTATTTTGATAATCTTGGCTACCACGTTGTTGTGTAATATCAGCATCCGGGAACAGACCATAGAACGAAGACCAATAACGGGACTCAGAATTAGTGCGACGAATCCAATCGGAAGTAGTTTGCTGCCAACGTTTTAAATCTTCCTTTTTAATATCACGCTCTACGGCTGCGAGTGCGCTTTGAGCATCATTATAGCGTCTCTGACTAATCAACACAGCAATAGACGCAAGTTGCTCGGCATCCATATACTTAAGCAAAATTTCTTTTTCCTGTACAGTCAATTGGTTAATAGCATTTTGACTTATTTTGAGGTCTGTATCTGCAATAATATTAGCGACCTCCTTAGGTATCTGCAAAGTTTGCTGCAAGAAAAGACCATGACGTGCAGTATCTTGATAAGCACGCATAGCGTCAACATACTCATTTTGTAAACGTTGTTGCAAAGGTTTATTAAGGTTATCAATTTTAAGACCTTTGGCAAGTTGTTCAAGGTACCGAGCATTGGCATCAACAACGGGTTGATTGTACGCTTGTTCACGTGCTTGTTGTTCAAATGCCATATTGGCCATGCGGTTATCATGAAACGCTTGATTAAGCGAAGAAGCAATATCATTACCGAGCGTGAAATTAGCAGGAATATTACCGGAAGCAGAAGCAGCAGACGGAGAACCGGAAGTAGCAGTGCCGGGTTGCATTTCGCCTTGCATATACGGGTTATATCCGGCTTCAACAAGCAATTTTTTCTGATTAGTAGGCGAGTTCCAAAAATTATTTGCGTGCCATTGACGTTCAAGCCATTGCCGTTGCTTATAGGCTTCCTGAGCGTTAAATTTATTTTGTTCACGCATAGTCCGCTTATTTAATCCAAAATTGATACCGCTGCCAATAGCATTGGATATAGTGCCAAAGAGACCGGCGGTCATACCTTCACCAAATGTAGACATATCCTATAAATATTAAGTTAACAAAAAAGAGGGGGAATTAAGGGGCTACGCGCCCCCTAAAACCCCGCGGTGTTTTTCATAGTTTTTATTTAGATTTAGGCTCATCTTTAGGCTCATCTTTAGGCTCATCTTTAGGTGATGACTGAGTTTTAAGATAAGCAAAGAAATCCTTAATCTCATCAGAACGGGATTCTATAGCATCAATCCAAGATTTAAGTTCAGAACGGGACTGAATGCCCCTATCACGAATAAAATCAATAATTTGGTCATCAGTAAGAGTATCACCATCAGAGACAGACGGACGAGCAAGAGAATCACGCATATCATCTATAAGAGTGCGAGCAGTATCAGCACCAAGGAGGTTTCCAAGACGCTCAGCGTTGAGTAAGAGCGAATCAGAAGAGCATTTGCACATAGTGCCTTTGCCATCACACTGATAGAGGAGTTCCTCATAGACAGGCGGTTGAAAAAGTTGAGTACAGGACGGAATTTCCTTGTCTAACACAATTGTAGACTTGATAATTGTTACTTTTGGACTTAACATGATAATGGAATTTAAAGTGTAGTTTAAATTAGTAAGGCATACCGGAGAAATCAAGGTTACGAACAACCTTTACATCAAAATTAGCATTAATTAGAAGTTGGTCAGAATCAACAGTACTATCAGCAGCGAACCCAAAAATAGGATTCAAAATTGACGGAGCGACTTTGAAATAACGATAATCAAGTGGGCCATCAAAGAATTTATTTAGGTAATCACGACTAACAGGAGCGACCCAAGTTGTCAAATCGCCAACAAGAAAGCCTCCATTAACCTTATCAAAGGATGTTTTGTAATCTATATAGCGAGATGTATAACCAAGAGAACCGGACCATTGTACTTTAGTAGCGTTAGTATTTTGAAGAGCATAAGCGGGGAGTACGTCCAAGCCTAAGCGGTCAAACTCCGGAGTAGGAAAATCGTGAATATTTTTCTGAACCAATTGCATATCAGTACCTATGTTTTCATAGTCAAGAAGAGGGGTACAAGTATAGACACACATAATGATACCGTGTTCCTTAGATTCAAAATCACAACAGAAAGAAGAATCAGAACCTGTACCTTTTCCGGCAATAGTTGCCTTGCCATTATCATCAGCACCAAAAAGGTTTTGATTTACAACTTCATTGATATCAATATTGTTTGAACAAGAGCCAAGATAAATACATTCCTGTGAAAGTACGTCGGGGACATTGACATTCCAATGAGCCAACATTTGCTCCTTAATAGTAAGGTCATGAGCCTGTGTTATTTCTTTAAGTTTTTGCAGAGCTTGGGCTTTACGGAGTTGAAGAACATTGAACGTAGTGCTAAGTTTAGCAGTCATATTAACAGAAGCAGTACGTGAGGGGATAGGAACGTTAAGAGGTTGGCCAGAATCAAAGCGTGTACCATTAGAATCGGCAATCATAGAGCCGGTCATTTCAGTTTGATTTTTCGTATAAACAGCAGTACGACCGACATCAACAGATGTAGAAGTGCCAGGAATCTGAGTTGTACCACTTAACCGAGCATCGCCTGAGGAAGTAGTTACAAGAGTGACATCACCATATTGAGAAGAGGGCAAAATACCTTGCAGCATATCTTTACGCCAATTATTATAACGAAGCGTAAACATACCATTTGTGTAAAATCCACGTGTAGCAGTAGTTACAGACGGGACACCTTTAGCGAATAAATCATAAGCAGAGTTTGCGTTATTGACATCACCTATATAGTCAACATTGAAAGCAGACGGATTATTGTTTTCCCACTGCGTGTTACGGAAATAGTCCATATAAATTTTTTGATAAGCAAGCAAAGGGAAAGGCGATACGTAAATATCTTGTTTATAAGGTGGTGTTTTAGTTTGTTGTCCGGTAGACGGAGGGTTTTTAAGATTATTTACATAAGTATCCGGAATATAGCAGTAGCCGAGGTAAGAAATGAGTTTAGCGGTAGTATTAGGTATTTCAAGACCTACAACGTTGACAAGGTTAGAGCCATCAGCAGCCATTGAAGAAATGATGCTATCCTTTGGAGCGCAGAGAGAAGAGAGCGAGAAAGTAGGAAGATTATCAGCGACATCCGAAGATTGGTAAAGACTTGAAGCGGAATTCACCTGTGAACCGAGACGATTAATAGCGTTAGGAAAATAGCGCCACATAAGACGATACGGAACGAAGAACCAAGAAAATTCTTCTTTGAAGCGAGTGAAAGCAGCAGTTTGCACGGCCTGGGTACGAGTGAAGTGTTGAACAGAACACTTGAATTTATCACCGGGTAAGACATTTTTCCAATAAACAGGCAAAATTTCACCGACCTTAGCAGTATACGAGTTTTTATTACCGAGGTCAAAGCCATTACGAGACACATGATTGCGAGTGTCTTTTAATTGATACAAAGAATTTTTAGACATAGTAAAATAGATTGTAGATTTATAAATAATTAAGAAGCAATAAGCATATTATATAAGTCATTTTGGACTTTATGCTTTTTGGAATCGTTGAAATGAAGTGTTTTGTCAGAAATTTGATTTTTAATTAAGGCGGATGAAGTGTAAGAGTTAACATCAAGGGATTGACGATATAGAAAGGGGACTTTATTAGACAAAGATGTATCTGATAACATAGAAACAGAGTCATAGAAATCACGGAGAGAGGAAAGTTTAAGTTTTGAAATTATATCACAATAAAGGGAATATTTAGACGAAACAGAAGTACATGAAGAAAGCACCGGAGAAGTGAAGAGTTTACGGCATTGGAGCAAAAGTGTATACAAACGGGATTTATAAGTTTTGTACATTATGCAATAAGCGGTATTATAATTAATATCCGGGATATTTAAATAAGACTTGATTTTTTGTATATGATAGTAGTAAATATTACGAGGACAAGCATTTAGAATTTGTCCAGATAAATCAGAAAGAGTTAAGGACGTTTTTTTGAATAAATAGTCAACAGAGTTAAGTAATTCAGATATTTCTCTACGAGTATAAGAGCATGAATACGGCAATCTGGGTAAAACGGCAGTGTAATACGACAAGGTAACGGGAAAAGTCCGCTCTTTTCCGAAAATACGTTCACTAAACGATTGATATACTTTGGAGGAATAGTCAAGCAGATAAGGTGCGAGAGTACAGAAAAAGGACGAGCCAAGAAAGTTGGAATGTGAGGAAAACGTTTTGAGTAAGGTACGACCTTTATAACGAGAAGGAAGGTCAGCAGCACTATTGACATATGACGATACATATGAACCACACTTATGACGGGATAGTGAGTAATCACATTTTCCATATTTCCAAGACGATACACAATAGGAGTAGAGGTTTGCAAAGACTTCCGGAGAGTTGAAGAAGAAAAGGACGTGAAAGTGCGGACGATAGGTTTTCGGACCATATTCAGCGCACAAGTAGAAACGAATTTTTTCATTATGATAATAGGAACATTTTGAGCGGACACGCTTTAAGAAGTTAGTGACATCAGAGCGAAGCAAGTAACCGAAGCAAGAAACACCGTCATCGGTGGTAATACAAGAACCTATAAATTTACGATAGTCATACTTAGACCGGGGACAAGTACGCTTATAAGCATCAAGAATTTGGGGCGAAAGAGGTTTATCAACATCAAACCATTGTTCTCCGATGAATTCATTATAATTTTCATCACGAGGACAAAGCGACCTAATGGGACAGACAACAGACGAAAAGTTGTCATCACCATCAAAATAGTTATAGTGCATATAAGCAGTATCAAAAATACATTTAGGTATATCCTCATCACGATAAGTGAGAGTCACAAAAGCACAATACTTAGATTTGTATTCTTCAAGTTCACAAAGTTGCGTATACTTAGCAGCCTTAGCAGTAAGACACAAAGGACAAGAACCGCATTTCACCAATATACGTTTGCCGGAGGAAGCATAAACATACCTCGGAGACTGACAAAACGATAACGACTTTATGATGCGGTTCAAGTCCATACGAACAAATAGGAAAACAAAAATAACTATGAGTAAAGAATGATGTTAGAGCGGAATTTGGTTACCTCCCAAAGCACCGAGAATAGCGGTAAGAATGTAAGTAAGCCACTTGATAAGATTTTTTTTGGCAGTTGGTTTCATATTAATAATAATTAAAAAATTGAACTGAATCGTAAGTGTAATCGGAGTTGAAGACCGAATTGCAGAAATAAACAATTTGTACCATAACTATTTAGTATTTAAATGTTTAACGTTTAGAGCCCTCATTGTCGCCAAGTTCGGGACGAGAAACGAAATCCGGTAATTCTTGTACGAGAAAAACAGAATTAGGAAACTCATACATAAGTTGCTGAATTTCATCAGCAGGACACCGAACGAGATGCGGTTTAGCGTTAGGAATTTTGGTTGTGGTAATAGAAACCAAATAATTGATAGATTTTTCCATAATTATTATTTTTTAATAGTTTTAATAAAATCCGAAACAGAAAGCACATACTGAGAGGATTGAAAAGACCGGAAAACACATTTACCATAGTCTTTACCATAGTCATCATCATCAAGTGGAAAATACTCGACATTAATGGATACCACGAACTTACGTAATTTCCAAAGCGACAAAACCACACGAGCAAGTTCACGGAGAAGTTCGTGCGAGACATGCGTAGTATACTCATACGCAAAAACGTACTTAACATCAGCACCACGATTATGATAAATAATGGCTAAACGTTTGATAAGTCTTGGATTAATTTTAGACAACTCTCTGATAATTTCATTTTTAGTCATAGTTTTATATTTTAAATGTTAATAAATAGTCCTATAATTTGTATTATGATAAATAGTATGCGGCTGATAAATAGCATACGTCTTGCCGATACCGTCCACTTCGGTCACATAAGTATCCCAGCCGTAAGCTTGCGCACCTTCTCCCTCGCCCATATGCGAGTGGTCAAAAGCATCGAAGTCCGCTCCGCTGCCGTGGTATACACGATGCTCACGGACTGAACTGCCGTTAACCTCCTCGCGCTCGGCCAAGCCTGTCGTGTCTTTGAACTCTTCACCAACCAATGCGTCAGATACCGAACGGATCAT